GGTGTTTGCTGTCCCGCCCATTTGTGGTTCTGGGGTTGGAGAAGTCGCTTCCGGCACCAAAGGCCTCTTCAAACTGGCTGTTAAGATGGCGAAGTGGGGAGGGAAGAGCCCCAAAGTATTGGCTCAGGCCAGGAAAGCCGGAAAGGTTCTCAGCAAAGCAGAAAAAGCCATCCTGAAAAGTTTTGATGATGTTGTGAAAAGCACAGAAAAGGTCTTGGGGAAAGTTATTGGTCCCGAGTCTGCCACCAAATATACCGCAAAGTATGTTACGAAGCTGATCGACGCGATTAAAAGTGAAAAAACAAAGGAACAGGTGAACGCTGTGGTGGCCTTGTTACCCGATTCATTCTTTGACAATATGGACGCAGTTTTAAACAAGCCCGTAAGAGATATTTGGGGAGTTGAAGCTGTGGAAAAGGTGGATAAACTATTGGAAGACTTTGGAATTAATGTGGTAGATGAAAACTATGAGAACCTAATCAACGGATCACAGATTAATATGATTTTGTATTTAGCCAATCAAGCTGGAGTCCTCTCAGCTGCGGACTATCGTCAAATGATAGAAAGAGTTGAAATGATTAGAGCCGCGGCTAATGAGGACAAGGGGCTAAGTAAAGAAGAGAGAATAGAGAAATTTATAAGGGGCGACGACGAGGAAGAAGAGGCAGCCATTGAAGATGCCGATATCGCCGGCGGCGCCTATCCGGGCCCGGGCACCGGGGGGCTCGAAGAATCCAAAGTCTCCAAGAGGCCCCTTAGACAAGAAGCCCAACTCAAACGCTGGCACCAATTAGCAGGAATTAACCCGAGAGTATTATGAAGAAAACAGAATTAAAACGATTGCTTAAACCATTAGTAAAGGAATGTATCCACGAAGTTCTTTTAGAAGAAGGATTATTATCCACGGTAGTGAGCGAGGTGACCAAAGGAATGCAACACAGTGTTCTGACGGAGCAGAAGACTGCACCGGCCAAACCTGAACGCCCAGCAATGAAAGAACAAGCGCGGGAATCACGCAAACAAGTCGATGAATATCGGCAGTCGCTCATGAAATCCATAGGCCATGAGGCCTTTAAGGGTGTTAACCTGTTTGAAGGAACAGAGCCAGCCCCTTCCGCCGAGCCGCAACAAGGCCATCCTGATTTAGGCAACCCCAATGATGCTGGCGTCGATATTAGTTCAATTATGGGTCACTCAAATAAAATTTGGGAGGCCTTAAAGTAAATTATTATGGCCAGAGGAGTACATGTAAAAGTAACAGCGCGGGAGTGCCGCAACCAGACCGAACGAATGATTCGGCGGTTTATCAAAAAGGTTAAAAAAGAGCGCATTCTAGAAGATGCTAAAGAAAAGCGCCACTACAAAAAACCTTCCGTAGCAAAGAAAGAAAAACGTATCCGCGCTGAACGGCGCCGCGTCCGTGCAGAACAAAAAAAAAGAAGAGCGGAAGAAAGACGCAATAGAAAGATTTAGAGACTATTTATAGTGAATAATAAAAATTTAGGAGTTTTATAATGCCAGCAGATTCATGGAAACTAGCCCCTGGCTTACATAATGTGGGCTCATATCAAGTGAGCGGCCAACCGTTTATTACCGGCGCTTGTAGCGCTCCCGGTAGTGGAAGTACACTTGTCGTGAGATTCCCCCAAGTCACGAAGTGGTTCCAGGTGTCCCCCTTAAGTGCGTCCTCGTTGCGAGGATTGCGCGTTGCGTTCAGCGAGAATGGCCTTTATGGAAAAGGAGGCTATAATTTTCAAATACATGCGAGTTCTAGTTTATGTAGACCGCTGGACTTAAAAGTAAGTGAAGTATGGTTTATGTCCGAAGATTCGGATCCTTACACCTTTGATCTTGTGGCAGGCATGACGGGTATCCCAGCCGGCCGCACCAATACCGCTACCCAGGATTCGGCGGATGGGAACTGGAGCCCGGATGGGGTTACCGAAGCAGGAGGTCCCAACTGGTCAGGTTCTATAGGAGTAGGATAATATGGCCAATTTTGGATGGGCATATGTAAACTGTGAAGATACCAGTTCGGGAAACGCTAATATTTATGGGCCTACGGGTTCCATATTATTTTTAACGGGTTCCCAAGCAGCCTCGGGATCTACTAAACTACTGTATTATACAGCATCCGCACCCGCGGAGCATCCCTATGGTGCTAGTACTTTAGTATTAACGGGAACTCTTATTGTGACCGGCGCTATTAGTGCGAGCAATTATCACATTGAAGATATTGCTATTATTGATGCTACTGGTTCTACCTACTTTGGTGATGATCAGGGCGATATTCATGCCCGTACTGGTAGCTTGGAGCTTTATAACGACGCCGCTTTATATTTTAAGGCTACAGCGGCAACTGGAGCCCTCACAGGCTCGGGAGGACTTACACTCGGAGATGCAGTCTCCGTTACAGCCAACGTTTCAGGGTCTGGTGTCGGTACCTTTGCCGGCGGTCTTGTTACCGAAGGCGTATTAAACGTCACAGGGGCGACAACGTTCGGGGGTGCCGTGACTGTGGGCGGTAACACTAGTCTGGGAGATGCGTGTACCGACGTTACCACTATTAATTCCCAAATTACGGCGTCCTGCGGCTTATTGGTGAATAGCGGGAGATCTACATTCGCAGGCCATGTAACAGCGAGCAGTTTGTTGTATGTCGATGGCAATACAATTTTGGGTCAGATTCCTGAAGACACCACATCGATAAGGGGTCGTCTGAGCGCCTCTAAGGGGATCCATGTATCAGGGGACACGGCCACCTTTGGGGGGCACATAACAGCTAGCGCAGGTTTGTTCGTTGATGGCAACACTTTCCTGGGCCAAATCGGCGCCGATACTACCTACCTAAGCGGTCATTTCACCGCATCCAATGGAGCCGCCGTCACGGGCCGCGCCACTTTCAGCGAGGCAGTTATCGTCGGAGGCTTTTTATCGGGGTCTGACCAACTAGAAATTGTAGGTCACACCCGCTTGGGCGCCACACTAAGTGTTACCGGAAATGCGGATTTTGGAGCCGCCGTCGACGTCGACACTACCCTCACCGTGGATGGAATCTCGGGGCTAGATGGAGGTATTACTATCGGAATCCCCGAAGCCCGCAAACTTGTGGTGTCTACGGCGGGCGACATTCACGCACAAGGGGATATACTGTCCTCGGGATCGTGTGTCTTTGGCAACCAAAACTCGGATGCGACTAAAGTAACTGGCAGTCTGGCTGTGTATCGAGACAGTGGACAACAAATCTTTGGAATTAATCCCCTTACCTATACCACGACGGTTGGAGGCTTCCGGGGCAATTACCAACAAATTACGACCGATCTCCAAACTGGGTCCAATGCCGATTATATAGTAGGATTTGGTACCGGAGATACAGAAATTGCTTACTGTGTGCTAAGTGCCTCCGCTGCAGGTGTGGGGTCGGTACTTGTCTTAAAAGATGAGTTTACCGGCGCGCGCACAACTGGCTCTGGAATTTATGTGTCATCCTCGGGTGCGGACACTATCGATGGTCAAGGTTTTTACAAGCTTACAGGTTCTATGGCATCGATTAATCTTTACTCCGATGGGATCAGTAAGTGGTTTATTTTCTAGATGGAGGTAGGAGTGCCTAATGGCGTACAATTTATTGTCAGGCTCTGTCCTAGCCTCCAGGGAATACATACCGGGCGATCTCGTTGTAGAGAATCTGGTTTCAGGCACCTTTAAGGGCGACGGCTCTAATATAGAATATGTGCCGCGTGTTTCCAACGCCACCAACAATGCGCTCGTCACTAATGTAGGGGGCGATGCCAATACATTAACCTGTGAGTCAAACCTAACCTTTGACGGAACAACCTTAAGTCTCACAGGAGAACTCACTGCTAGTCTGGGCCTCTCAGCCTCTTATTTAATGGGCGATGGCAGCCGGCTAACTGGTATCACCGGTGGTGGTGGCGGAGGATCTCCTGGTGGTGGCACCACAGAGATTCAGTTTAATGATGCGGGTTCTTTTGGAGGGTCTGCAGCCTTAACCTGGAACGGGAGCTTGCTCTCGATCTCCGGAGCCTTGTCGCTCAGCCGGCGCCAACTCTCAGCTAGCTCCCAAATATCGGAATTGACCACTTCCGCCGATGATTATTATGTGGGATTAAATTCGAGTGCGGGTATCCTGCAACTCGAATTAGCCGATGCGACCGCCCTGGTGGATGGCCAAACTTATGTCTTTAAAGACGAAGGCGGCGCCGCCAATACCAATAATATCACCATTTATCCCAGTGGATCACAAACTATTGATGGCCAAAATTCAATAGTTTTAGAATCTCCCTATGCAGCAATTCAGCTTTATTGCGACGGCATTAGTAAATATTTCATCTGCTAATATTTTAGATACTCCCTGAGACTACTTATAAGAGAGCACACATGCTATGTGTTGCTCCGCTGAGACAAGTGTATCTTGTCTTGGTGGCCAAATAAATACAACTATAGGAGGGTATTAAATATGGCTTACAAATTTCAACTGGGTGCCGCGATTATGAGCGGAAACCTGGATCAAACAGGCGATCTCTCAGGGAGCGGGGAATTGGCTGGTGCCGAATTAGACATTGCTAACGCAGCATTTCTGGTCTCCACCGCAGGAAAAATGACTGCGACTCTGGTCTCGGACCTCGACGGCGGTATCGACGTCAACGGTTCCAACTTTACTGTTTCTGCAGCAGGTGCGGTGACCGCTGCGACTACTGCAACAATTGAAGGCATTGTGTCTGGTGCTGCTGGTACATTCGATGCGCTTGCGGGTACATCGTTAGCACTGCAAAGTGGTGGTATTACTGCCGCTGGTGCAGTTGCTGGTGCAACAACGATTGCTGCTAGTGGATTGGCCAACCTCGATGGCGGTATCGAGCTTGACAACGGTGGTAACAAGTTTACTGTAAGCACCGCTGGTGCGGTGAGCGCGTCGAGTACTTTAACGGCTGAAGGCGTTGTGTCTGGTGCTGCTGGTACATTCGATGCGCTTGCGGGTACGTCGTTAGCATTGCAAGGTGGTGCTATTACTGCTGCTGGTGCAATCGGCTGTACGGGACTCACAGCTTCTGCGGGTGTTCAAGCTCAAGGTACTTTGGAAGTGAAAGGAAACATTTTCCTTCCCGGTGCTAGCGCTGCAGTCTTCTCTGTAGCTAACGATTCTATCTATTTCTTAGATTCTGATGGAACCGTGAAGCGTGACACATGGGATGATGTGATGGAATTGGCTGCTGGATCCGGTATTACCAATACCAATGGTGTGCTTTCGGCTGATTCAGCCGCTACACCTAACGGTATCGGTGACCTGAATGTCGCTCTCAAAGAGGGCTTTAACTATGCAACTGCTAGTTTGAGTGCCGCGCGGACTTATACATTGCCGTCGGATCCCAGTGCTGGTGACGTGGTGCATATTAAGCTTATGGGCGGAGTATCGGTGAGTAATTATGGTGCTATTACTGGCTCGGCTGCTAGTGGTTTCAACAAGTACAAAATCGATGGACGTTCGGAAGCAATTCGACTCGAATCAGTTTCTGGTGCGGTCTCGTTGATCTGGACTGGTACGCAAGATGTAGGATGGGCAATCTACTAGGTTAAACTTGTTTTAACACAGAGATGTTTTCATCTTTTTTACTGGGCGCCCCTCCGCGTGGGGGGCGTCCTTTTTTTTAAGACTATTTATTATTATGCGTACCCTGGATTTACACGGACTTTATCATAGTGCTGTTCAAGCTAAAGTAGAAAACTTTGTCCTTCTCTATGACACTCCCCTGCGTATCATCACGGGAAATTCAATGCGCATGCAAGATTTAGTGGGACAGATTCTTCAAAGATATGATTTTGGTTTTCATTATGAGAGCGATTATAATTTGGGAAGCCTAATTATCACTACAAAGACTCCCGTCCGAACTCCCTAAAGGTAAATATAGAGTATGGCTTATAACAAAGATGCGCACGCACCCCTCCAAGAAGAAGTAAACTGTTCTCTCACGGAGCTACGACAACAAGTAGCTGACTTATCCCAAACAGTACGCGAGCTTTTAAAAGGAAAAGGCGCACAGTTAAATGGGGTATCGGTGAAACACTTAGATAATTTGGAGCTGTTCCCCATCGACAACCTCCGCAATGTTCACGCTAATGGCCAAACCGTTGCGGATCCAGATATGATGTTAATTTATGATGCGTCGCGCAGTCTCCTGCGGCGTATTACTGTGGATGAACTCTATCGGCGCTATCTGAACTCTAAGATCCCACGGGCGCAAGGCACTGAAGGCGAAGTACAACTCAAGGGTGGCGGCGGCGGAGGAAACTTCCAGACGAGTGGCCATTTAAAATTTAAAAGTAGCGATCAAACATTAACAGTTAACGGGACGGTGGCCACTACACATCTTGCTGTAGCCAATAGTGTGAGTGCCAACATGGAGAAGGTGGATGATCCTACCTATGATGTAGATACTTATGATTATACGATTTTGGGGGATACGCAAGATAATCATGTCGTTATTAACCTTCCCCCTCCCGGTACTGCCAAGGGGCGACTGCTGAATATTAAGAAAATAGCCTCCTCTAACACATGTGTGGTACTCTGCCGTGGAAATTTAATTGATGGAGACGATTCCTACCTACTTAAGAATAATAATTCGACATGTACCTTACAGTGCGACGGAGAGAGTTGGTGGGTTATCGCAAAGAATGGAACATAATAGTCGTTTCGAGATCAATAATACTATTTATTTTGAACAAATGTCATTTCTAGGAGTACATTAATGTCTAGTCTATTACAAGATGCTATCGTGGATGCCAAGGCTCTCCGTGAAGCTGCGCTTAAAAACGCAGAAACCACCGTTATTGATAAATATGCGGATGAGGTCCGGCAGACCCTAAATCGTCTGTTAGAGCAAGAAGAAGATGAACTCGGCCTTGAAGAACCCATGGCTGATCTTGGAGATCCCATGGGCGACATGGGCGCCCCAGAGGCAGATGTCGGCACCGGTGAAGATGTCTCAGCAGACATCCCCCTAGCGGCCACGGACAACCTCTCCGAGAACGAAGGTGAGAACTTGAGCCACTTACCTAAGAGCGGCGAAGAAGTAGAAGTACAAATTGATTTGGACGCACTCCAAGAAGCTGTCACCCAGCTTCAAGACGCCCAAGAGATTGATATCGGCATGGAAACTATTGCTGAACTCTTGAAGCTCGACGAAAAAACCCAAATCGGCGCCGACGATCTTTATAATGTAGATGTAACAGGCGATGATGATGAGGACGACGAAGAAAATAGCGCGCAAGCGCTGGCTGGTTCTGCCGCTGCAGAAGAAGCCGATTCCGAGGCCATGAAAAACGCCGGCCTCGAAGAAAGTGACATTACGGATGCACTGGTTGATCAGATTGTAGAAAAACTCACAGTCGATATGGGCGCAGATCGCTCTGGCTGGGCCGGCCGCCCATCCGACCAATTAAAATACGAGATGGAACGCGAAATCGCGCATCGTCGTAGTACCGATGTTGAAGAAGAATTAGAGACTTTAAAGAAGGCTCAAGAAGAGTTGGTTTTTGAAAATAAACAACTCAAAGAGACCCTCGAACAATATAAGCATGCACTCAATGGCTTGAAAGAAGGTTTACATGATGTGAACCTTTCGAATGCTCGCTTGCTTTACACGAACCGTGTTTTGAGAAATACCTCCCTAAATGAGCGGCAAAAAACTAAGATTGCCGACGCTATTTCGAAAGCTGGTTCTGTAACAGAAGCCAAGACAATATACCATACGCTCGAAAGCGCAGTGGAGTCCACCCCAAAACGTGGACCACAATCACTGAGCGAAGCAATTGGTCGTCGCAGCACTTCTGTTATCCGTGCTTCCCGCAAGGAAAGTACGCCATCCGATCCCGTCGCGGATAGGATGAAAAGACTAGCAGGTATCAAATAGATACAAATACATATATTATAGGAGGTATTTTAAAATGGCTGGTATTATTGAACGATTGACCGAAGGTGTTATCAATCGTGACATGCGCGCCGAAGGGCACGCATTATTAGAAAAGTGGGAACGCACGGGACTTCTTGAAGGTCTCGGAAATGAGCGTCACCGCAATGCTATGGCTCGGCTGCTTGAGAACCAAGCAAAAGAGCTTCTCCGTGAGGCATCTACGATGTCCGGTGGAGATGTTGAGGGCTTCGCGGCCGTCGCATTCCCCATCGTCCGTCGTGTTTTCGCGGGTTTGATTGCTAACGATCTTGTTAGTGTTCAACCGATGAGTCTCCCCTCGGGTCTCATCTTCTTCTTGGATTTCACTACGTCGGGTAACGGCGCAGGACTTCCGCGGTTGGGCTATGGCGCAACAGAAGAATCACTCTATGGTGGTGGGCGCATTGGTTCCCAGATCACGGGTGGTGTAACCTTGACAGGTACGAATGCTGAAGCTGGGCCTTATGCGCTCAACAACGGTTATGCATCTCCGACTGGTTCGGCTACGGGTATCGCGTGCAGTGCGCTGGTACTGGTTTCATCTGGTACTGTGGGTGCTGCTGTTGGCGCAGGTCCTAACCCTCTCAACGCTGCTAACCAAGCAACGTTGGATGGTTTGTGTAACTACGATCCGGATCTTTCTGGATCGTCCGCTGTGGTCATTGAGTTAACAGGTTCCGGTAACGGTAACTTGGAGCAGCTTAATACCGAAAACTTGGTAGCCATCCAGAAGCTCACTACGAGTGATACGGCAATTGAGAACGCCGCCACCTTGGTGCGTCGTTGTTCGAGTTTAAGTTCAGGTTCTACTTCGGAAGATCCCGGAACTGCCAACTGGAAGGTGAATCTGGTTTTCGTCAACAGGAGTGGTTCGGTACCTCTCTTTGACGGAGCAAGCAACGGCTCCTTGTTGAGCGCTCTTACTGGTGCCGCTCAAAACCTGAACCTCACGTTCCCCATTAACGATAACTTTAGCGGCAGTGCTGCTCTCGGTTCCGTTATTGGTACGACCGTATGGGGCTTGGAAAACAACGAGCGCATCCCCGAAATCGACATCAAGGTCGATTCCGTGGCAATCACAGCGAAGAGCAAGAAGCTCAAGGCTAAGTGGACCCCTGAGTTAGGACAAGATCTTAACGCATACCACAACCTTGATGCAGAGGTTGAATTGACCTCGATTCTCTCTGAGCAGATTGCTCTTGAGATTGATCAAGAAATTCTTGAAGATCTCATTGTGGGTGCCAAGGCTGGTACTTATTACTGGTCTCGCTCTCCCGGTCTCTTCGTGAACCGGACCACCGGACAGGAAATTGGCGCATCTGCCAAGGCTCCTGACTTCACCGGTACTGTGAGTGAGTGGTATGAGACCCTCATCGAGACTGTCAATGACGTCTCTGCACAAATCCACCGCAAGACTCTGCGTGGTGGCGCTAACTTCATCGTCTGTGGACCTGAAGTTGCCAACATCCTGGAGTTCACCGCTGGTTTCCGTGCCAATGTTACCGCTGACGGTGACCGTGGTACGGCTGGTGCTGTGAAGGTGGGTAGTCTCTCCAAGAAGTTCGATGTCTATGTAGACCCGTACTTCCCACGGACTGTAGTCCTCGTTGGACGTCGCGGTTCCTCTTTCCTTGAAAGCGGATACGTGTACGCTCCTTACGTACCACTGCAGACTACTCCCACTATCTTTGGCCCTGAAGACTTCGTGCCCCGCAAGGGCGTGATGACTCGGTACGCCAAGAAGATGGTGCGTCCCGATATGTACGGTCTCGTTATCGTCGAGGGACTCCTTGGTCAGAGCGGCGCCTGATAATTAATCAGTAGCTAAATTTAAAACCCCCACCAAATATTTGGTGGGGGTTTTTGTTTTTAGAGGTTTAAAAGTGAAAATGTCGATCTGCCAAATTTTTTCTCCGGTAAATTTTTGAGATTTTCGTTTTTATGTTTTAAAAAACTAATTAGAGAAGAGGAACTTTAAATCTATGCCAACTAACTTAAGCCCTAAATCTACTACTAGTCCTATTGTTCTCACGTCAACAGGAAGTGCAACTGCCGTTGCTGCCGGATTACCTTTCGGAATGTATACCGGGTCAGCCGCCTTTCTAAGTGGTGCGGCCCTGCAGGTGGGCTATGTATATCGCAAACTAGGGGGCGATGTTGTTGATATAGAATTAACCCCTAATAATGTATATGCAGCCTACGAAGAAGCTGTTTTAGAATATTCTTATATCATCAACACGCATCAAGGGAAAAATGTCCTTTCAGATGTGATGGGGGATGCTACCGGCACTTTCGATCACAAAGGGGACCGCCACACCGGCCCTCAAGATGTTAGTCTAAAGTTTCCCCGCTTCCAAATGTCGGTTGCCAAGAAAGTCGGCGATGGCTTAGCTGCTGTAGCTGGGTTTGGTGGAACCATTCGAGAATATTCCGCCTCCTTTAAGCCCGGCAACGGGCAGGATTATAATGTTCAAGAAATTATTGCTAGCGCCTCCGATTCGGGGGTCGATGATGACGGCAGTGCTGTGGACTATAGCGGTAAAGTTAATGATAGACGTGTCATAGTCACTAAAGTTTTTTACAAGTCTCCTAGGGCAATGTGGCGCTTCTACGGCTACTATGGAGGGGTGGGTGTCGTAGGTAATTACTCGACTTATGGTCAGTTTGCGGATGATTCTACTTTTGAAATTATTCCCACATGGCAGAATAAAATGCAAGCTATTATGTATGAAGACTCGATCACTACGCGAACTTCCAATTATTCATATGAGTTGATTGATGGGCGCCTCCGCCTCTTTCCGACCCCGGAATATTGGGGCTTTGATGACTTTGATCGGATTTGGGTGAGATTTTATGTAGAAGATAATGCTTGGGCCGCACCGGCGGATTATTCGGGATCCCAAGCGGGTATCAATAACATGAATACGCTGCCCTTTGGAAACTTACCCTATGAAAATATTAACTCGATGGGTAAACAGTGGATTCGCAAATATGCATTAGCCGTCTGTAAAGAGATGCTCGGGCAGATTCGAGGCAAGTTTACGACCGTACCCATTCCCGGTGAGAGCGTCACCCTTAACTATGCGGATTTACTAAGCCAAGCCAAGGAAGAACAGACTACACTAAAAGAGAAGCTCGTAGAGATGTTGAAAGAGGTAGAATATGTAGAATTGGTCAAACAAGACCAAGAAAAAGCCAAGGCGACCGCGGAGACATTTGTGTATTCCCCACTGCCCATTTTTGTAGGATAAGATGAATGTCAGATGAATGGAAAAGACCACCGGCCCCACCTCCTCCTTTATTTTTAGGAGAAAAAGAACGAAATCTCGTTAAACAGGTTAATGATGAGCTAATTGAAAAAGTCATCGGCCAACAGATCCTTTACTATCCTATTGATATGGCCACTACAGATTTTAATGAGTTATATGGTGAAGCCATCGAGAAAACTTATTTGGCTCCCATTCGGGTTTACGCCCTGGTGGAGTTTACCGACTATGTGACCGAATATATGGAAAACGCAGGAATTGACAAATCGTGGGAAATTAATGTTTATTTTCATCGCCGCCGGCTTACTGAGGATCAAGACTTATATGTGAGAGAAGGAGATTTCGTGTTATATGGAGACTACTTCTACGAAATCGTGAAATTGTCCGAACCGCGCAAGCTGTTTGGCCAAGTAGACTATAGCTTTGAGATTACAGCTACTTGTAAACGCGCCAGAAAGGGACTATTCGATGCTACCTGATAATTTTGATTTTGCAATGTTGCCCAAGGGCAAAGATAAGATAACCTTAAAAGAACTAGGGATGTTAGCATCGACTATCGAGAATATCGATCAGTCTATTGTCTCCTGGCTTAAAGAGGACCTTAATTTATCGACTCGTACTAACGAAGGGTTCACTCATGTGCCTGTTTTATGGCAAGCACCCGAACGCGCTTACCAAATCAAGCACAAGAAAAACTTACGAGATGATGCGGGCGCCCTAAAGCTGCCTTTAGTGAGTATTGAGCGTACCGGTATTGTCAAAGATCCCGAACGAAAGGGAGGCTTTCAAGCGAACTTATATTCTAATAAGCATAATGGTCGTTCCGGGCGGTGGGTAATTGCCAAACGCATTGTCCGTGACAAAACACGCAATTTCGCCGTGGCTACGGGAACGCGCACCAATACCAGCGGTGAGCGTCAACGTTATTATCCGCGCCCCAATAAAAAAATCGTCATTCAATCTCTTTCGATCCCCATTCCCGTATATGTGAATGTAGATTATACCATTACTATTAAATCGGAATACCAACAACAGATGAATGACTTAGTAACCCCTTTCATGGCACGCACCGGTCAAATTAACTCCTTTCTGTTGCGTCAAAACGGCCATCTTTATGAAGCCTTCATTGAACAAGAGTTTAGTCAAACTAATAATGTCAACAACTTAGCCGAAGATATGCGCATGTTCCAAACCCAAATTAGCATTCGGATTATTGGATATTTGATGGGAGAGGGAGATAATGATGATCGCCCTATCGTTCAAGTTCACGAAAACGCGGTAGAAGTAAGCTTCCCACAAGAAAGTGTCGCGCCTCCCGGTGTACCCAATCTGTTTGGAGATATATTTGAGAATAGTTCCTGAAGTGAACCCCTATATTTCTTTTAAGTTCAGGAGACGTTTGAGATTGAAAATACTATTTATCTAAGACAAAGGCGTCAAATATACTCTTAATTTTACAAGAAGGAACCGTGATATGTCAGTAAAGAATTTTAAATTCGTTTCCCCCGGAGTGTTTATAAACGAAATAGACAACTCCTTTATTCCCAGGCAGCCCGATGCAATTGGCCCCGTAGTGATTGGGCGCGCAGCGCGCGGCCCTGCCATGCAGCCCGTTAAAGTCGAATCTTATTCGGAATTTGTGGAGGTGTTTGGAGACACTGTAGCCGGCAACGGCGGTGGAGATGTATACCGGGATGGCAACCGCCAATCCCCCATGTATGGAACGTTTGCGGCTAAAGCCTTCTTAAACGCAAATGTGGCCCCCTTAACTTATGTGCGTGTGCTCGGAGAACAGAGCCCCAACCAAGATGGAACCTTGGACGCTCAAGCGGGCTGGCGAACTAACAACTATAATAGCTCGGTGATCTCTACCGCGGGTGGAGCTTATGGCCTCTTCCTTATGGCGAGTGGCTCCGGCCGCGACTGCGGTACGGCGCGCCTTGCAGCAACATTTTATATGAATGATGGTTATATGCGCTTAAGTGGCGCAATCCGAGGCGGTGGTGGTACCGGCGGGACCGTACAGGCCCCAACAACCGGCGCCCTTAACGCTGTTATCGGCAATGATTCTAGTAACTTGTTCACTATCATTGCCACAGACGCCGCAGGCACCGAAGAAAAGGTTACCTTCGGCTTTGATGACAACTCGGCCAACTTTGTTCGTAAGCGTTTTAATACCAATCCTCAATTGGTATCCGGTGCTTTCTTTTATGCTAGCGCTAGCGCAAAAACTTATTGGCTCGGTGAGAGCTATGAACAGTCCCTCCGGGACAACAGCCTTACCGGTGATGCCCAAGGAATTATTGTTCCCATTTGTAGTGGATCGTCCGGCGGCACAGGTCCACAAAACATGCTGGGTCAAGCTTCCCGCGACGGCCGTACCGGCTGGTTTATTGGGCAAGATTTAGGCTCTGCAGCCTCCTTCGTTCCCTTCAATCAACAGAAGTTGTTCCGCTTGATCGGCCGCGGCTATGGTGAATGGCTTGAAAAACATGTTAAAATATCTGTAGCTAATGTACGTCAATCGATGACTACACAGACAGATTATGGCAGCTTTTCCCTCATCATGCGCCACCTTAATGATACTGATAACGCTATTCAAGTGGTGGAGCGTTTCGACAACTTGACTCTCGATCCGTCTTCTCCCAATTACATTGGTCGCCGCATTGGTACTCAATATACTCAATGGGATACCCAAACGAAGTCATTGAAGACTTATGGTGATTATCCTAATCAGTCTAAGTTCTTCTATGTGGAAATGAACCCCGACGCTGCAGTCGGTGGAACAGACGCGACCTTATTGCCATTCGGCTATTTCGGTCCTCCCAACTTCACAACCGTTACCGGCGCATATGGCGGTGCCACAGCAGCAGGCGTCACCTGGACCAACAAATTTGTGTCTGGTGGTGTGGCTCATGATGCCCATAACTTTGTGTCCGGATCAGGAGGCCATCTGGCAGCTTGTCTGACCGCATCCTTTAGTTTCCCAACAGACCGTCTAGTCTTGTCGGCATCCTCCGCAGGATTGGCCGACCCGACCAACGCATTCTTCGGCTTCGACAACCGCCGCGGAACACGCACTAGTCCTTCTACTCAAGCTGACAGAAGCGTGGCTAGTTTGCATCGCTTGCTTTATGCCGGATTTAGTGGAGGCGGCGGCGCAGGAACAGCCCAAGGCGTCAATGATTATGGCTATGTCTTCTCACTCGACGATGTGGTAGCCAAGGTTTCCGGAAACACCGCAGAATTCTATTATAATTCTGGTTCGAGAGCCGCAGAAAGGTCTTATTCGAGCGGAAGTTATACCGACTTGCTCGATGCCGGCTATACCCGGTTTACTGCTCCGGTTTGGGGTGGCTTTGATGGCTTTAACATTATGAAGCCAGATCCACTCTATAACTTAGGAATGACAGAAGGTACTTCCACCGAGAATAACAGCTATAGCTATTATAGCTGGCGCCGCGCCATTGATACAGTGGCAGATCCCGAGTTTATCGATATGAACTTATTGGCTGCGCCTGGATTAACCATCGAGAGCTTAACTTCTCATATGGTAAATACCTGTGAAGATCGCGCGGATTCGTTGGCACTGATTGACTTGCCCAACGTCTATGTGCCGAGAGCAGAAAGATATTATAGCAGTCAGGCTGATCGTGTAGCTACTAATCCTACACAAGCAGCCACCGCACTGCGCAACCGACGTATTGACTCCAGCTATGGCTGTACGTTCTATCCTTGGGTTCAGGCCCGCGATGAGAACAGCGGTCAGCTTCTTTGGGTTCCACCCAGTGTAGCTATGATGGGTGTCTTAGCGTCTTCCGAGCGCTCCTCGGATCTTTGGTTTGCTCCCGCCGGCTTCAACCGCGGTGGCCTTACCGAAGGTGCTGCAGGGCTCCCCATCACGGGTGTAAGCGAGCGACTGACCTCGCGTCAGCGAGATCGCCTCTATGAAGCTAACATTAATCCCATTGCCTCATTCCCCTCTAGCGGAATTGTGGTCTTTGGACAAAAGACGCTTCAAGAGCGCCAGTCTGCGCTAGACCGCATTAACGTGCGCCGTCTGGTGATTTATCTGAAGAAGCAGATTTCGATTCTGTCAACGCAGGTTCTGTTTGAGCAAAATGTCCCGGCAACGTGGCTACGCTTTAAGGGTCTGGTAGAGCCGCTGCTTCAAAATGTGCGCGCCGGATTCGGTATCAGTGATTATCGCTTGGTGTTAGATGAGTCGACAACGACCCCCGATCTTATCGACCAAAACATCATGTATGCGAAGATTATGGTGAAGCCCGCTCGGGCCATTGAATATATCGCAATTGACTTTGTGATTATGTCCACGGGAGCATCTTTTGATGATTAAACTTGATAGAGTTTTTTCTAATACACTACTTAGAGTTAGATAGGAGTTTTATATTATGGCATTCTGGGGAAAAAATCAACAAAGCGGCGACAATCTAAAAGATCCGAAAAGAAATTTTAGATTTATAGTGAGCTTCGGTGGACTGGAGCAAGGTAAGAGCACCGCATGGTGGGCAAAAACCGCCGCGAAGCCTTCATTTACAATTGCGGCCGCAGAGCATAAGTATTTGAACCATACTTTTTATTATCCTGGCTCCGTTACCTGGAATACTGTTACCATTGGTATGGTAGATCCTGTTCAAGACGTAGATACTACGGCCACTATCGCCGATATTCTGCAAGCTGGGGGATATACTCCTCCCACAAATCCCGATGTCCTTCAAACGATGTCCAAATCGAAGGTAACCCGCAGTTTGGGCTCGGTAAAAATCCAACAATTGGATGGCGACGGCAACGAGTTAGAAACCTGGACCCTGGTTAACGCCTGGATTCAAGATGTTAAGTTTGGTGATACCCTGGAATATGGAAACGATGAGTTAACTCAGGTAGACATTACGCTCCAGTATGACTGGGCAACCTTAGAATCCAAGCAAGCATCCTCTAAGTCCGGCGGCACCGGCGCAGACTCCACGTACTTCAACGGGCCCGCTGCCACATAAGAATTTAATAGACAAAATAGATAATTGAGAGGTGAATTTTGTCACGTAACAAAAATCGAGTTGGAGGCACCAAGCAGCCCCAACCGGATAACGCTCCTCCCCAATCTTTAATGGGCGGAGACACAGAGGCAACGCCTTTTTCTTTCGTAGTTCCTACGGAATTTGTAGAGCTACCCTCGGGAGGCCGTTTCTATACCGAAACCCACCCCCTGCACCAAATGACTACGGTGGAAATTCGCCACATGACGGCGAAAGAAGAAGACATGCTTACATCGCGCACTTTGTTAAAACAAGGCGTAGCACTAGATCGCGTAATTCAAAGTTTAATCGTTGATCCGGCCATCAAAGCAGATCACTTATTAGTCGGTGATAGAAACGCTATTATCATCGCCACCCGCGCAGCCGCCTATGGTACCGACTATATCACGCAAGTGGTATGCCCCGCCTGCGGCACGGCTCAAGAGTATGCATTTGATCTTACCGACTGCGCACCCTATGATGGCACCGACACCGGCAACATGGACATTACCCCTAACGCTGATGGCACTTTTGATGTAGCGCTCCCGGCTAGTAACGTCACGGCCACCATACGGCTCTTAACGGGCGCAGACGAAAAACGATTTATAAATGGTCTTCAGGCAGATCGCAAACAAAAAAGAGATCGCACGGTCACACGCCAATTACGAAATATTGTGGTTGCAGTAAATGGCGATACATCGGCGGAAGCCCTCAACTATGCAGTAGAGAACTTCCCAGCCATTGATTCCCGTTATGTGCGCAGCGCATATAGGTTAATGTCTCCCGATGTTGATTTAACGCAAGAATTTACATGCGAAGAATGTGACCACGAAGCGGACATGGAGGTTCCGCTGTCTGCGGACTTTTTTTGGCCTGACCGATAACTATATGGAGAACGTTTACGAACAGTTCTTCTTTCTCAAGTATTATGGTAGTTGGAGCTTTACGGAGGCATATAGCCTCCCTGTAGGCTTGCGCGAATGGTTTGTCAAGCGCCTCGTTAAACAACTGAAAGACGAAAAAGAGGCCGCTGAATCAGCCCAGAAGTCATCAGGGGGCGGAAGCCAAACGCAGCAATTAAACCCCTATAATGCGCCTTCCCCACCTCCCGACATATTTGATCGTAGCAAAGGATAGATGACTCTATCCTTTTTTTTTATAAAACTATTTAAGATAGGCAACTTTAATAATATAAGGGCATTCTTAATCTATGGCCATTTCCAATGAAGAACTCCTAGCTAAATTAAAGGAGCTAGATCTCCTAAAGATGGGAGCGGAACTTGAGAAGCTCACTAAAGCTCAATTAGAGTATCTAGAGAGGGCCTCGGGGACCACCGCGGAATTGGCGGAGTACGCCGAAGCGGAGCGCCTCAGTCTAGAACGTAAGCTTGAGAACGCTCAACAGCGCGCCGAGATTCTCGAACAAGATTTAAAAAATGCGACAGGCGCCCTGGCCAAGGCCGAAGCACAAGAAGCCGTTGATGAACATTTGCTAGAATTGGCCGAGTTGACTCTGCGCGCCGGCGAAGATCTCACCGAAGAACAAGAGAAGCGCCTCAAGCTTCTGAAGAAGATCAAGAAAGAAGAAACTGACATTGTCAAAATTATGAAGCAGCAGTTTGATGCTTCTTCCAAAGTGACAGAGACCTTTAGCCTAGGCGCTGAATATGCTCATCATAGCTTTCTAAACATGGAGAAGCTTGGGCGCGTTATGAAAGGGCTTGCCAAAGGAAAGGGTACGGGCCTGCTCATGGCTCCACTGGGCTTATTACAGGGCTTAACCAAAAATCTCCTTAGTAGTTTCGTGGGATTGGCCTTTGAACTCGATAAGACTCAATCCGCATTCCGCCGCGCCACAGGGACTAGTGAAGCTTTTGCCGGTGGACTCAATCGTGTTTATCATGAAGTACGCGATACGGGCGCAGGACTTAGAGAAGTAAGCACCAGTTATGAAACTCTGTTTAGGGTTGTAACCGACTTTACTTATGCTTCCGATACGCAACGCGATAGCTTGGCCAAGACCACCGCCATGCTCACTCAATTTGGTATTAAGGCTAGCGATACCGCGAAAGGCATTCAACTTTCCACTAAGGCCTTTGGACTCAGCAATGCAGCCGCCAAACAAAATGCGCTAGATTTGAATGCAGTGGCACGCCAAATAGGCTTAGCCCCTGAACAGGTAGCAGCCGATTTTGCCTCCATGGGAAGCGAATTAGCAAAACTAGGACCCAACGCCATCTCTTCGTTTAAACAAATGGAAGTGGTGTTTAAGAAGACCGGTTTCGAAATGCGCAAATTGCTCACCCTCACAGAAAAGTTTGACACTTTCGAGGGAGCGGCCGAAATGGCTGGAAACCTTAATGCTGCATTAGGTGGCAACTTTGTCAATGCAATGGATATGATGATGGAGACCGATCCGGTGGCCCGTTTTGATTCCTTGCGTGATTCCCTCTTGGATGCGGGCCTCACCTTTGATAGTATGTCTTATTATCAGCGCAAATTTTATGCACAATCCATGGGCTTAGACAGTGTAGCTGATTTGGCCATGATGATGTCGGGTGAATATGATATGCTCGATGAAAACATTAATAAAACCACCGGAGATTACAAAAAACAAGCCGAGATGGCCAAGGAAATGCAGGATGTAACGACCAAGCTAAAACTTGCTCTTATTCAATTGGTAAAAGCCGGCGAACCAGTGGTTAAATTTCTGGGCAATATGATTGATAAATTTACATGGCTTATTGAGAAAGGGGGCCAACCTCTCGCATGGATTGGGGGCGGCATTTTGGTTCTCAAAGGCTTCACAACGGGATGGGGTCTGCTTAAGAAGACCGTCTCACCCCTCACGGCGATATGGAAGAAGATGACCGGCAGTGCCAAAAAAACCTTCGATATCGTAGAAGAAGGCAACGGTGTTCTTGAAGAGTTCATCGAAACCACGGAAGAAACAGGCAGCGGCACCCTCAAATTTGCGGGAGCCGTCTTGCTTATGGGAGTAGGTGTAGCTGCCGCGGCCCTCGGCATGGCCGAGCTTGTCAAAGCTTTCGGCGAGGCGGGAGATAATGCCGCGGCCGCAGCAGTCGGCATCCTCTTCTTCGGTGCAACGATGGTGGGATTAATATTTATGATGTCCAAACTAGCCCCGCTGGCTGCCGTGGGCGGAGCCGGCGTTGCAGCATTGGCCATTCCAATCCTTGCCATCGGCGCCGCGACGGCTATAGCAGCCTACGGATTGTCCATATTGGTTAGGAGCTTTAAAGATCTGGAAAGTATTGACTGGAAAACACTGCCTGCCTTTTTGACCGGGACTGGACTGGCTCTTTTTGTTGTCGCCGCGGCAGTCAAGAAGTTTGGTAATCCAATGACAGTGGCGGGCGTGGCAGCCATTGGTGTACTTGCCGGCGGCTTGGGTATGTTGATTGGTTCTTTCCGTAAAGATAGAACCAATTATCAGGAAATGGGAAACGCCATGGAAAAAATCTCCAAACCCAAACCCGAAAATCTTGAGCGCATTAAAACGGCACTGGGGGGCATTCGCAAAGAAGTTAATGACATGAGCTTGATGAAGCTGAGTGCTCTCGGGGGAATGTTAACCGCGGCCAGCGCAAATCCCTTGGTGGGAGCCCTCATGGCCGGCGCCATGAATGTGGGAGGCACCAACCCCGCACCTGCCGCAGGCTCCTCAACCACCGCCGGCGGAGGCAAAGCCGCCGCTGCTGGAGGCACCGTCTATCATGTGACTGTCCCCATCGATGTAGGCGGAGAAAGAATCCAAGAATTAATTATTAGCTTGGCTAATGAACAAATTGAAACCAAACTGAACGACGTAGGAAGTAACGCACTCACCGGATATCCACAATCCTTCCCCACAAACTAAGGAAACCTATAAATGCCATCAGACCCCACCATTACTACTAACATCCACGGTACCAAAGCCCTCGAAACAGTCGGCGAAAATATTTCGTTTTATTCCGAGAGCACGGGCAAAGCCGTTTACTTTAACGCCTTTATTATGGCCTTTAATGAGAGCTACAATAGCGACTGGGCATCTGAAAAAGTATTTGGACGTACTGATCCCATTAAGCTTTTTAAGGACACCGAGAGGCGTGTTACATTAAGCTTTAAGATTCCAGCCGCATCCCAGCGAGAAGCTTTGGAGAACCTAAACAAGCTTCAAACCTTAATTCAGTTTCTTTATCCCCATTATGATACCCAGGTGAGTGAGACCTCTGGTCGCGCCTACGCCAACAACATTACTAGTTCCCCCCTGGTGCGCTTGCGCGTTGTTAACTTCCTTTCGAAAGCGATAGGAATGAACGTTCAAGATGCTGACAAAGCAAACGCCAAGAACGGCCTTCTGGGAACGATCAGCAATTTTACAGTGGCTTATAACTTTGAAGCTCAAACTGCCGTCATTGAAGACAAAGAACGCGGCATATTGCCTACAGCTATCGACATTAACCTTGACTTTAGCGTTCTCCATGAAAAAACCTTGGGATGGAACAAAAAGAATGAATTTATCGGAGGCGCCAACTTTCCGTATAACGTGGATGAATTGGAATACTCCAACCGGGCCATGGACGCTCTTGAAAAACAGCAAGCCGGCTTCGATCCGAATGTTGCGTGGATGGAAGTCCCGGCCGGCCGTGGCATCGATGGCGACGGTAGCCACAACGGTGAGGAAAACCCAAGAGTTCCTGGGAAGGACCCCTCTCAGGCGGTATTGGAGATGGTGCCTGATTTAAATTTCGTGGAAGGAGTTAATGTTGATACAGGGTTCTCTCCCGGCATTGACTTCGAGGCGCGCACCAAGACTATGAACCGAGCAATCCGTTGGGCCGGGGAGTCTAGACGATGGTGGATCCCCGGAAAATCAGTGTCCTGGCAAGAGAATAATGAATAATGAGCACACGATATAAAAACACCCCGCGCCTAATCAATTCTAGTATTTACTATGAACCTCTGCGCGAGCCGCGAGACGTCAAAAAGATTGTACAATACGCAACCCCGCGACTCTTAAACCCTACGCAGAGACAACGCGCCCAACTTCAAGCAACCCAGCATGTATGGGCTTATGGAGATCGCTTGTATAATCTAGCTAATCAATTTTACGGAGATCCTACCTACTGGTGGGCTATCGCATGGTATAATGGTTACCCTACGGAAGCTCACATTTGGACCGGCGCCATTATTTACATTCCTTTAGACTTAGAGAAGCTATTGGGTGTTTTAAACACATGAGCAGAGCGAGATTAAACGATGAGTAAACTCAGAGAGATCCTAAAAGAGACCTCCACCAACGTGGATCTCGATATAACTCTTGATCAAGACATTATTAACGCCGGGATGTTTCAGCGTGTGGATACCCCCAAAGGCGAAGCTCTTATTAAGCACATCGCCAAATTTCTGCATGCCCTCACTTTTACTCTCCAAGCCGAACACACAAAGCTCCTTGACGGCCAACCTGCTGATTCCGGCTGGGATGTGTTATTCGCCTCGGAGGAAAATTGCTCCGATGGGGACCGTCGACTGGTAAAGAAACCTAAAGAAAAGGTCCTGGCCCAAATGTCCAATAACGATGGCACTGAAATTGGCCAAGAGGCTGCAGTCGAGACCCGCATTGTATCGTATGGCCTAGGCCGCGAGTCGCGACAAAGTGGAGAGGGTGGGCTTCCAGCCAAGGGAGGTCGCACAGGAGTATGGGCCTATGAGCTTGGGACCGGTGGGAGCGCTATGGTGGCACACCAAGAGGCCGGGGATTATGATTATGACTATGGGAACTACGAGGGCGAGGGCCCGAGAGATGCCGTCTCGAACGTAGCGAGTCGTAAGAATCGCGTTTACGAAACTTGGTACGAACGAAAAAGCCAAGCCGGCACCCACACCGGCCGGTTCAAACAAAGCGACTACCACCAGGGACTTGAGGATGACTATTGGGGCGACATTATGAATGCGAGAATTTATGGTTCTAGCAAGGACACATCCGGCTTGGTGTATTGGACTTGGGTCCGCGGCGCCCTCGTCGGGAAGGCAGAATGGGAAGACCAAGAAGACAAGGCAGAACAGTGGAACGCGGGCCGCCACGGTGGGGGGGGCACCGCCGGCCGCGAAGCAGACTGGGGGCAGTACAAGTATATGGGCCCGGATAAAGTCCCTCCGGCCAGCAAGAATCCGAGCTTTAGTAATATTGGGTCATGGGGTACCAAGGATAACACCCAAGACTGGCCGGGCTACAAGCCTGCGAGTCGTTTTGAACCCGCCTACTTTCATTATCGTAGTTTTAATATTATTGCGAATGGAATTCTGGACAGTCTATTTCTCACGCTCGCCTTTTCGGATTCGGAGTCCTGGTATTTTAATCATTTTTTTCCGGAGGACGGAAAAGTCGGAAAAGTGCGCAAGACTAAAGGAAACAAGCCCGTTGTCCCTCTTTTCCCCGTTTATGCGGAGGGCGACCACAAGGGCCCCTATCGTACCTTTTACTGGGATAAGAAGGGTCCAAGATCTCCGTCTGTGGAAACCCTGAGTCCTTTTAATAATTTTGGCTTCAAGCCCGGTACCACCGCGCAGGAAATGGGCGTAGGCTTATACCGAAGATGGTCGATTAGAATAGCCGCCCTTTCAGCCTATGGCTGCGACGAGGCCAACGCCCCCGGTAGGGCAGCCTTAGACTCAGGTGACTTTGGGGAAGAATGGATGCGTAACAGACGCCGTAATGAGGGGCGCCAAAAAGTAGCCGTTGCCCGCGCCGAATTGGCGCTTGGTATCTATCAAAAAGCCCCCTATCGGGAACAGTGTTATTTGCTCTCTCGCATTTTTACCCTTGTCGATTGGCAAAAAAAGATAATTTATAAAAAAGCCGGCAAAAGAATGCCCTATTATTTGCAGGCTACCCGCGACTATGAGCTAGATGCAAAGAGGGATGCCACTCTCCTCGCCTGGATGAAAGACACTAGCGATCCGGTCTTAGGATACATGGGAAACGCCTCTATTCCCGTCGACGGTGGCTATGATTTTATAAATGTGCTCACGCAAAATCCTAATCTAAAGACCCTCTGGGAAATTGATCCGGGGCAAGTATCAGCCTTACAGCCTCAAATTCGTTTATTTAAAGTAGAGATGGATCAGGAGTCAAAGCAATTAGCCGAAAGAGAAATTGTCTTTGATTCAGTCATCACTCCTCGCGATCTCCAATTGTTTCAAACGCGCTCTAAACGCGGGGTGGGGGCCGGCATTAAAAGCTTTTCCTTTACTTATGATGGTTATAACCCTTTTGCGGCCAAAAAGAGTATTAAGGCACAGCTTGTAATCTTTGCTAATGATTTTGAAGAATTGCTCCGGGATCGCGGTGGCTATAAATATGTAGATTTGGCACTCAAGACCGGCGCGCCCTTGACTGCCGGCGCCACGGAAACGGACGACGAGGACCCCATGGCCGGCACGACGGGTGTGGCGTCTCTTGAACACATAGCCGCCCAAGCAGCCGAAGATGCACTCGACAAGCTCCGGTTTAAGCTCAAGGCTGTGGTGGGAATCTCGTCGCCTAATGCTTATACGCGCGCACAAAGCTCTCTCTTCCAAAGCGGAGTACCGCTAGGTGATGCATTGGAAAGTTCTTATGCCACACTGCAACTTACCCCAACTACCCATCAATTTAATGTTAATGATAGTGGTCAAGTCACTATGACAATTAACTATCTGGCTTATGTAGAAGACTTCTTTAACTCCCCGATTTTTAACATTTTCACGAATGTCGAGATCGCTCAACGCGGTTTATTGCGAAGATTACAACTTAGAAAGCTGCCTTCTATATGCGAAGACGAGGAATTGTCCGAGTTTAAAGAGAAAGAATTGGATGAATCGAAAAAGGATGCGCGCCGCAGCTTGGTTACCCTAATTCATCAACTCCATAGCACCGAGCGCCTTCATTATATATCAATGAGTTATAACGAGTTGAAACACTGGCGCGCTCGCGGCCCATTTGCTCCTGCACCGACTAAGCAGATTCAAATGGGTATCGATCATGGCGGTGGTATCAATACTCGTGTGGAGGCGATGCGTGGCGCATTCAAGCGTAAACAAAACGAAGAGGGAAGCGCTATTTCCGACTTAAGTGCAGAAGACCAACAAGCTGTCTTTTCCCACATCACAACAGATATGAATAGCGTCAATCTCCCCTTCTTCTACGTAGCCGATTTAATCGATATGGTTTTAGCCAACATCGAAGCACACCTGACTGAACTGCCCAAGCTAATCCAAAACTGGGCTGACTTACCTAAATTTATCACCGAAGATGACATCGCTCATGAAGTCGATAAATTAAGTAAATTTCAGGCGCAATTTAAACAATTCCGGGCTGTTTTGGGCCCGCTAGAGATTGTAGATCACAGTGCCTCTCCTGTAACCTCCAAATTTGTAAACTTTGGAGCCGTCCCCGTTTCTCTTAAATATTTTATGGAATGGATGACCGACAAATTATTGAAAAAAGAAGAAGTGGTCTATCCCCTACCCTCCTTCTTAAACGACTTCTTTAATGATCTTATCCGTAACTATTTAAATGATGATAGCTGCTTCAATTATCCTATTCAACAGAAAATCCGGAATACCCAAACGGCCTTAAGTGCTTATAATGATCACGTTCAAACCAATATAACTAGCGATGCAGCCGTTACCACTCCCATCGATGGCCTCACACAATATTGGGCAGAACAAAAAAGCAGCGAGTACCAACTAGAGACAGGGACAGACTCCTTAAAAAGGAACTATCGTCCTCCCGATGCCAATCGATTCGACCTAGAGATGACGCAACGGATAGTCCACGACCACGCCTATGACATGGGTCGTGGACCATGGCAACCATTACTCGATATGAACGGAGAGCGCGCAGTTAAACAGCGAGTCTTAGCAGATCCTACCGTCAATTTCAATTATCTAGTGTTCTCCGCCGGCCGTATTCGCCCTAAAGAACGCATGCAGGGAGACTATGATCAAGATATGGCGGATGGGCGCTGGCATTTTCAAACAGGATTAGACCGAGGGGTTACGCGTACCATCAGTTTGAAAAAATCGACTGCTCCGGGCCTCCAAGAGGTTCGATTTGAGCAAGAAGGATATGACGGCTTGACCCAGCTACGTGAAACTTATGATGCCGAGATTAAGACCTATCCTCTTCCGGGGATTTATCCTGGTATTTATATTTATGTCGATCCGCGGAGTTGGACTCCCGGTTCCACTCGTTACATTACGGATTATAGCGGAGAGACTATTGACCTCACGGACTTGGGTCTGGGAGGATATTATATGGTAGTGAAGGCTCAGACTGATTTAGCACCCGGTAAAATGGAAACCAAAATTACGGCTAAATGGGTGGCCCAAATTGAAAGCGAAGCAGAGGCTGCAGCTAAAGCTCACAAGAAAGCTACCTCCGCCACGGCGAAGGCAGATCAAGCAACTAAATGCGCCTCCAAACAGTTGACTAGCGAGTGGACGCCCGGCGTCGCTGCAGCAGCAGGACCCGCCGCAGCAGCCGATCCCGCCGACGCAGATTCGGTATCCAAACCCGTGGGGGTCCTGGTAGCGGATCCGGCGGAACCATCAGGAGATTAATAAATGGCTAAATTTGTAGATAATAAAGAAACGTCCTTAATTGAGCTATACGATAAGCGTATTAATTATGATCTCAGCGGCACCCCCGGTGAGGGTCAGATAATCAATTTGGTAGATTTTAATTTTGGAGAGAAATATTGGTATGGTCGCGTTGATCAGTTTAATGTGCCGGTAATTCCTTTTACCACTTTAAAAAGCCGCTATGGTCCGGGAGTGCAAATGAAGACGTATAATCCCACCCGGGTCAATCGGGGCACGATGAGTGGGCTCCCGTTTGTAGTGGATGCGTTTGAAGCATTAGCTACCCATCTCCAATGGTGCGCACAGAACGGAAAAATAACAGCCGATGATCCCTTTTTAAGCAATTTAAAAATTTATAAAGGTTATGAGAGCCCCCAAAGTCTCTATATGGCATATCTGACAGATTATTTTCAAGTAGTAGGCGAACAGTTTGTGGCGGATAGCGTTAAAGTAGAGAATTTCGATCACTTTATCCAACACCTCCTGGTATATCTGCGACGAGGCATTCTCACTTATCCCTTGACGCTCCCGGGATATATACGAAGTCGCCACTGCCCCGTGACAGTATCCGGGTTAGTAGTAGAAATTGCGGATCTCTCTCCATCTAATGATGAAGAAAAATGGAAACAATTTGGAAGCAACCCTAACTGGTTCTTCTTTGTTAATGCCTGCAATGCTTATGGATTTATGATAGACACCCGTCTGCCATGGCGCTTAGTAGCCGACATTGACTCCCCCATCATGAATGAATATGGCGCCCCCTATGGCCTCTCTAGTCGCGCCATGACGCTCCGCCGTGGATTTGCGCCGGCTTATACAGACAACTATAATGAATTTAAATATTTATTGCTGCAATTGTATAATCGGGTGAAAGTTCGCAAATTTGTTAAAAAATATACCCGCGGCCGCTTGTGGCCCGAGGCCGGTTTAGGGCCCTCTCCGCGCTATGACGCTCCTACGGCTTGCGAAGAAATCACCGAGATTATTAGTCCCGAGACTTACACGAAAGAACAACTAACTGACCAATATTCCTCGGACTATTTTTTGAGGCTGTATTGTGAATTAAGATTATTAGAACAGGAAGTTATTCCGCCTCCACACGAACAGGCTATCCTTATAGATGACTGTCTGGAAATCGCAGCGCAAAAAGGAACTCATGATGCCCTGTACATATTTGAAAGAATTATCAATAAACCATTTGACTATCGCGGCTCTTTGAGTTATATTAAGAAGAGTAACGATGCTGCGGCAGCGATGGACGACGATTCAGACAATGATATTTCAGGCTATTGACGACAAATCAGAATGTATTGGAATCTATGGAGATGGTAAGCTTTACTTTGAGGACTTTCCCTCCGAGCTAACCCATACTTGGAAGCATACCGGATCTCTTAAAGATATGCAACCTTATTATGCATATTTGTTTTGTGAAGGGCAGCCTCTAGACGTGGTGTGCCCTAGCCAACTACTTCCTAAGCTGGAGAAAGCCCAGCGTCGGTTGAAAGCATATTTGAAGTCTTTTCAATTAGCCAAAGTAGACATGCGCGAGCATTGTATTTTTGATTTGGTGCCTCAAGATTTTCTTAAAGAGTTCTGTGAGATTAAAAATCAAATTACTCAACACGTTTTTGACACCCACGAGAAGCCGTCGTATTATGATCACCTCGATGCAGTGCACCGCCTTCTACATAAGATTGGCCAGCAAAATCTGCACCTCACTAATGAAGGATGCCGGCCATTGTATTACTCCTCAATAAACGCCGCGCGCGCCAACAAGCTTTTAAAGGGCCCGGGCCATATTGACTATAACCTTTTTGGGACTGTCACAGGGCGCCTCACGACGACGCAAAATTCTTTCCCGATGCTTACCCTGCAAAAAGATTTTAGACAGCTTGTAAAGCCGCATAACGAATGGTTTCTCTCGCTTGATTATAATGGTGCCGAAGTGAGAACGTTTATTGCCTTAGCTGACGAAGAACAGCCCCAAGAAGATGTTCATCAGTGGCATATCAAGAACCTCATTCAAGAAGAGTTAAGTCGTGAAGACGCTAAGATTCAATTTTTTGCATGGCTCTACAATTATCGGTCCGACAATGCGGATTTCGAATCCTATCATCGCACCCAGGTCCTTGATCAGTGGTATGATGGAGAATATATCCACACCCCTTTCAAACGCAAAATAAGAGTTGACAAACCCAAAGCATTGAATTATCTTATACAGAGTACGACGGCAGATTTGGTCTTAGACCGGGCCGTAGTATTAGATCGCTTTTTGGAGGAGCACCGCTCGTTTATTTCTCATATCGTACATGATGAAATAGTCATCGATCTAGCAGACGACGAGCGTCATTTGGTACCCGAGATTAAGGAGTTGTTTGCGATGAATAAATTAGATACGTTTTTAGTGAATCTTATGTGTGGTCCTAATTATCTAGAATTAAAGGAGTTAAAACTGTGATTTCGGTAGTAGGAATTGGAACAGCCGGCTCAGCAGTAGCTCAAAAGTTTGGTGCTATCACCAACTACGATGTCTATCTGTTGAACGATGCGGTGCGGACAGGAAAGAAGCAATATAAATTAGAAACCTTCGCTACGCCCGAGGAATATGAACAAAACATTCCTTCTCTGGACACCTTCTTTGAAGGCATACGCCCCCGCGTTCAAGTGTTTGTAATGGGTTCGGCCATGAGTTCGAATTATGTACTAGGAATTTTAGAACAATTGAAAGAAAAGGATATCGATCTCTTTTATATGCGTCCAGATGTAGAACTGCTTACGGATACGCCGCTGGCCCTAGAGAGAATAGCGTTTAGTGTTCTCCAGGAGTACGCGCGCTCTGGCCTGTTTAAGACCATTACTTTAATCTCTAATGCTGACATGGAAAAGACGTTGCATGAGATCCCTATTAAGACTTACTATGATACGTTGAATGAACGAATTTTCTCCACCATTCACTATCTTAATTATTTTGAATTTAGTGACCCAGAGATTGGCCAAGTTGCCAAGCCGGCCGAAGTTAATCGTATTCGAAGCTTGGGAATCTTAGATATAAAAAATCTTGAAGAAAAATGGTTTTTTGAGCTTGACAACCCTCGCGAAGTAGGTTATTATATATGTATAAACGAGAAAAAATTAGCGACCGAAGGAGGGTTGCACAAAAAGTTAGTCACTATGCTAAAAGAAAAGCCAAAAAATGCCTATCGCAAGATTTCATATGCCATATATGAAACCGAGCATGAAGACTTTGGGTTCTGCGTTGCCCATACTAACGTAGTACAACAACATGAAACACTTGACTCTTAAAGCTGAGTGTGTTATACTTTATTCACAAAAGGAGAAATTGAATAATGTCAATTGATATGGAGCTTATGCGCCGCAAGCTCGCAACTTTGCGCGGTGAAAACAAAGGTGATTCTAACTCTGTTTGGTTCAAACCAGACGAGGGAGACACCGACATTCGGATCATTCCAACTAACGACGGAGATCCACTGAAGGAAATGTTCTTTCATTATAACGTAGGGGACCACAGGGGCGGAATCTTGTGTCCTAAGCGTAATTTTAGTGAGGCATGTCCTATCTGCGAATTCGCTTCTTCGCTTTGGCGAGAAGGAAGCGATAACAACGACGAGGAGAGCAAAAAGCTTGCAAAGTCACTCTTTGTGCGCACCCGCTATTTCAGCCCCGTAGTTGTTCGTGGTCGAGAAGATGAAGGAATTAAGGTTTACGGCTACGGTAAGACGGCCTATGAACTCCTTCTCGGCTACATCCTTGACCCCGAGTATGGTGATATTACGGATAGCACTGAGGGTACTGATATGACTCTCACCTATACCAAACCCACCAAACCCGGTGCATACCCCCAGACGAGCCTGAAAATGCGTCGTAACACCTCAACTTTGCTTGAGGATACTGAAGCCATCCCCGCCCTCCTTGATGGTATGCCTGACTTCGATAGTCTGTTTGAAAGACTGACTCCGGAACAGGTAGACGCTATTCTCGATGAGCAACTTGCCGGAGACGGATCCGCTGAGTCACGCTCGCGCGAGACTGCCAAGTACAGCACAACCGAAACTACTGACGTCGACCGTGCATTTAATGAACTGGTAGCAGGCTAGGCTCGCCCCGCTGGCAGACCGGGAAAAGTCTGCCCCCCATTAATTAGAAACAAAGGAAGGCAAAATGCCCAGAAAGGCAAAAGAAACCAAGGTTGGTCGTGTATCTATGCAAGATCTCATGACCTTAGTAAACAAGAAAGCGGGACGTAACGTTGCGCATGATTTAACCGGGGACAACCCCACGGAAGTTAAGGAATGGATCCCGACAGGATCGCGTTGGCTTGACAGTATTATATGTAAAGGACACATTGGCGGCATTCCTGTCGGCAAAGTTACAGAGATCGCCGGACTTACATCCACAGGCAAGTCTTACATGGCCGCGCAGATTGCAGCCAACGCCCAAAAACAAGGCAAGCTCGTCGTATATTTTGATTCCGAGTCTGCCATCGACCCTGCTTTTTTGGAAGCAGCAGGGTGCGATTTAGAGCGTCTAATGTACATTCAAGCATCCTCTGTCGAGTTTGTTTTAGAAACGATTGAGGAACTCTTGGGAGCAACTGACGAAAAGCTGCTGCTCATCTGGGATTCGCTGGCCTTTACTCCTGCAGTCTCCGATGTAGAAGGGGATTTTAATCCTCAATCTTCGATGGCAATGAAGGCTCGCATTCTTGCAAAGGGGATGTCAAAGCTGACGCTCCCTATTGCAGACAAGCAAGCAACCTTCTTGGTTCTTAACCAGCTTAAGACTAACATTACTAGTGGACCTATGGCTCACATCACAGCCATGACCACCCCCTATATGACACCCGGCGGAAAGGCTATGCACTATTCTTATTCGCTGCGCATCTGGCTCACGGGACGCAAAGCCAAGAGTGCGTTTGTGCTGGACGATAAAGGGTTTCGTATTGGATCTGAAGTTAAGGTGAGACTAGAGAAGTCGCGCTTTGGAACTCAGGGTAGAAACTGTGCTTTCCGCATTATGTGGGGTACTGACGAAGTTGGCATCCGCGACGAGGAAAGCTGGTTTGATGCCATCAAAGGGTCGGAGTATCTCACAGCTAAAGGTGCATGGTATACTTTGGCCACTAAGGACGGATACACTAAAAAGTTCCAGCCTTCTAAGTGGGCCGAGATTATTCACTCCGACAGTGAATTTAAAGACCACGTCACCCGTCTAATGGATGAAGAAGTAATTCAACGGTTTGACCAACGTGACGGAGCAGCAGCGGATTTCTATGATGAAGAAGAAGATGAAACCCCAGCCGCCCATCACCCAGTTTAGGAGAGAGAAAATGAAAACAATAATTATTACGATAGGGGCATTACTTGCAAGTGGATGCAGCGTGCATGCACACCCGCACCCCGCACCCCATGCAGTTCACCGGCCAGCACCGCCGGCCGTGCGCCCGCCCCCACCACAAGCCAAACCTGTGAAAGTTAAAGCTTGGGTATGGGTCAAAGGCCATCAGACGCGTTACGGCTGGGCTCATGGTTATTGGGAGTTGCGTACAGTGCCGCGTCACATGGTTAATCGCCATCCGCATACTTACGTCCGGCAGGTCAAAGGCCGCGGCCGGCCGGCGCCACCCCCACGCAGATATCGTTAAAAAACTGCTTGACATTGAACGCCCCTTGTGTTATATTATAAATAACAGGAGGGGCTTCTTTTATGAAGAGAGTATTGATTATTGACGCGTTGAATGCCTATTTGAGAGCATACATCGTAGACCCAAGTATATCCACTAATGGGGATCCCATTGGAGGGATCAAAGGGTTCATTAAAATCTTGCAGCGGCATGTGCGAGAGACTAAACCGGATCAAATTGTGATTGTGTGGGATGGACCTAACGGATCGAAAAAGCGGAAGAGCGCGGATAAAAATTATAAAGCGGGACGAAAGCCGATTAGGTTAAATCGAGCGTTTCATAATCTGACGGATGATGAAGAGTTGTACAACAAGATGTGGCAACAGAGCCGCGTTATTGAGTACTTCAATCAAATGCCCATCGTCCAGTTTATGATCCCAGAGATCGAGGCTGATGATGTGATCGCGCACCTTACACATATGCATCACTACAAGGGATGGCAGAAGATTATTATTTCTAATGATCGGGACTTTATGCAGCTATGCGATGATGAAACAGTATTGCTTCGTCCTACTAAGAACGAGCTACTTAACAAATCACGTATCATTGAGCAGACCGGCATCCATCCCACCAACATGGCTCTCGCTCGCGCCATTGCCGGCGATGCATCGGACAACCTGCCCGGCATCCAAGGCGCCGGGTTGGCGACAGTCAGTAAAAGATTAAACTTTTTGAAGGACAGCAAATCCTACACCATTGATGAAGTGGTGGAATATTGTGGCAAGAGTAAAGCCAAGCTTAAATTTTTTACTAACATCAGCGACAACCAAAGCCTCATCGAACACAACTATAAGATGATGCAATTATATGCTCCGCAGATGTCAGTACAATCTAAACAACACGTTCAACACACTATTGAAAACTTTGAGTGCGAATTTAATAAAACCGAGATCATTGGGATGATGCGGGCTGATGGATTCGGGGAGTTAAATTGGGAGGTTCTTAAGGAGAACTTAAACAAGATTAACAAGGACTGTGTTGACATCAATAAAGAAATATTTTAAAATTGATTTGACTTTAGCAGTCAATCAGTTATACTTATAATACACTATCGAGAGGGAATGGATGCTCACTGAAAATGTGAATTTTGGAAGGTACGGGAAAGCCTTCCAAGAGGGACTAGTACAACTTATTTTTGAAGACAGACCGTTCGCGGATCAGATTACGGAAGTACTCGATACGCAGTTCCTTGAGCTTGAATATTTACGAGCATTTGTTTCCAAAGTCATGGATTATCGAACCAAGTACGGGACTCACCCATCGGTTCAAGCAATGCTCACGATTCTTCGTACTGAGATGGACGCAGAAGATGAGGTTCTTCAGAATCAAGTGCGAGAATATTTTGCTCGTATCCATACTCGTGAAATGTCTGACATCGAGTATATTAAAGAAACTTCCCTAGATTTTTGTCGGAAGCAAAATCTCAAAGAAGCCATGATGAAATCAGTAGGGCTTTTACAGAACTGCTCCTTTGACGAGATCTCTACTGTCATTAATGATGCGCTTAAGCTCGGCTCCGAGAACAACTTTGGTTATGATTATCTCGCCGACTTTGAGGAGCGTTTTAAACTTAAGCACCGTGCTCCGGTTACTACTGGGTGGAAAGAGATTGACACCATTACTGGCGGTGGCTTGGGCAAGAGTGAGTTGGGCGTGGTCATCGCCCCCACAGGCGCGGGCAAGTCAATGGCCTTGGTTCATTTAGGATCCCAGGCCATCAAAGAAGGGAAGACTGTCGTTCATTATACCTTAGAGTTACAGGACACCGTCATCGGAACACGCTATGATAGCTGTATTACTGGCTATCCGCTCACTGATATCCGTAATTTTAAAGATGATATCTATGAAGAGATCAAAGAGCTTGATGGCGCGCTGATCGTCAAGGAGTATCCGACCAAATCAGCTACGACTAATACTATACGCTCCCATCTTGCGCGCCTTATCAAAAGAGATATTAAACCCGGACTTATCATTGTAGACTATGCGGATCTTCTTAAGCCGGTCATCGTGCGCAAAGAGAAGCGCAACGAACTGGAATCAATTTACGAGGAACTTCGTGCTCTCTCCACAGAATATAAGTGTCCGATTTGGACAGCTTCACAGACTAATCGTTCGGGTCTTAACGCCGAAGTCATTACGATGGAGCAGATCTCCGAAGCCTTTAACAAGTGTTTCGTCGCTGACTTTATCTTTTCGATCTCTCGCACGATTGAAGACAAGCAGAACAACCAAGGGAAAATCTTTATTGCCAAGAACCGCAACGGCCCAGACGGTATTATTTATCCTATCTTTATGGATACTTCAAACGTCAAGATTCAGATTCTTCCGAAAGCACAGATGCCAACAATGGCTACAGGAGTAGCGACAAGCCCTGTGGCACTGGGCGTCAAACAGCAACAAGAATTGTTGCGTCAGAAATATACCAAGTTAAAAAGGAAATAAAGAAAATGAGAACAGCCGCTAATATTCGCAGATTTAGATTGTCAGATGCATTCCTGGAGCCTTATAAAAATAAAGAAGTGCCATGGGGGCCTATTGGTTATGTTACATATAAACGTACCTACTCCCGTCGTCTAAGCGAATTTGATACTGATGCCTCTGGCTCCGAGGAGTGGTGGCAGACGTGCAAGCGGGTTATCGAGGGAATGTTTGATATGCAGAAGCAGCATGTGTTTTTGTTAGGCTTAGAGTGGAATGATGGCAAAGCCCAGCGTACCGCTAAGGACGCTTACGACCGCTTGTTTAATCTTAAATGGACCCCTCCGGGGCGCGGCCTGTGGATGATGGGCACCAAGTTTGTGGAAGAGAAGACAGCCGCCGGCCTTTTTAACTGTGCTTTTCGATCCACCAAAGACTTGTCTAACAAAGGGGGCTATCTCTTTGCATGGATGATGGACGCCCTAATGCTCGGCATCGGAGTAGGATTCGACACCGAAGGCGCAGGCTCATTGACCATCTACGAACCCAGCTATACTAACGACACGCTGGTGATTGATGATTCCCGAGAGGGATGGGTGGATTCGGTCCACCTTCTTCTTGATGGATTTTTCTTTGGTGGCAAAGTGCCCAAGTTTGATTATTCAGCCATCCGCCCCGAAGGCGCCCTCATCGCAGGCTTTGGAGGAACATCGAGTGGTGCGGCCCCGTTGAAGGAACTGCATGCAAGCTTGATTGCTCACTATACGGAGCGTATTGGAGAGCCTATTACTTCCGTGGATATTGTGGATACCGAAAACCTTATTGGTCGGTGTGTCGTATCGGGGAATGTTCGTCGGTCTGCAGCCTTGGCTATGGGCCGCCACGATGATAGATTATACTTGGAGATGAAAAACGATCAAGAGAAGCTCTATCATCACCGATGGGGCTCCAACAACTCTTTCCATGCCGTAGTAGGAATGGATTATGAATGGCACGCTGCACAATCTCAAGCCAATGGAGAACCCGGTTACATCTGGCTGAACAATGCGCGCACCCGCGGCCGCTTCAAAGATGGAGAGCGCCTAGATGATATTAATGTAGCTGGATTTAATCCTTGCGTTGAACAGCAATTGGAAGACGCGGAACTCTGCTGTCTAGTAGAAACTTTTCCCGCCATGCATGATAACATAGAAGATTACTTGCGTACATTAAAGATTGCATATTTATACGGCAAGACCATTACTTTATCCAACACCCATTGGCCAGAGACTAATGCAAAGATGTTGAAGAACCGGCGCATTGGGCTTTCCCAATCAGGTGTAGTACAGGCTTTTAACAAGCATGGCCGCCGCGCAATGTATCAATGGTGTGACCGCGGCTATGAATACGTGGAGCAATTGGACGAAGAATATTCCAACTGGCTTTGCATTCCCAAATCTATTCGCACCACTTCTATTAAACCTTCTGGTACCGTCTCACTTCTCAATGGTTCCACTCCGGGTATTCATTTCCCCGAGAGTGAATATTATATTAGACGCATCCGCTTTTCTCACACCTCTACGGTGTTGGCTAGGCTCCAGGAGGCAGGCTATACGATTGAAGAGGACGCATACTCTCCTAATACCATGGTAGTAGAGTTTCCCGTACATGAACCGTACTTTACCAAGAGTAAAAAACATGTTACAATGTGGGAACAACTAGAGATCGCTGCTCAATACCAGCATTATTGGGCCGACAACTCCGTTTCTGTCACCGTCACCTTTAACGACGAAGAAGCCCCTCAACTTAAAGATGCCTTAGAAATGTACGAAACGCGCTTAAAGGCCGTTTCCTTTCTGAAGTATAGCGAAACCGGATACAAACAAGCACCCTATGAAGCGATTACTAAGAAAGAATATGAAGCCATGAGTGCAAAGATTAACCCTCTTCAGAGAATGGATACTGAGGGAGGGAGCGGTACGAAATTTTGTACCAACGACACATGTGAAATTTAATTGGAGGATATGTGATACAACCCGTAAATCGATATATCGAAGTAGTGGTAGCGCCCACAGTCAACCCGGAGGAGACAACCATTCTCCTCCCCACCGACTTCAAGCCCCAGGAAGAAAGATATCGACAAGTTCAAATTCAAAGCTGGGCGCCCGACGTGAGGTTTGCTGAACGGCTGTCAGAAGGCTGCACAGCCATTATTGATCATACTATGATAGAAGAAATTAAGGTGGGCAACGAACTACTTACTGTGATACAAGATAATTATGTTATAGCTCTCTTAACAAAATGACAGGAAAACACATGGTATGCCAATCGATAAAAACTTTTATAATCAGTCGTCCGCTGCTAATTTGGGATGGGATCCCAGTTGGTTCGGTGAGAAATATTTTGACGACAAATTAGTAAGAGCAGTTAAAAAGTGGCAGCGTGGCCGCGGCCTCTCGGCGGATGGACTAGTAGGTCCCATGACTTTTCGTCGTGTCTGGACCGAACGGCAAGCCGATATCGACGAACACAAACCGGAAGATCCTACCTATTCTAACTATATTGTATACAATGGGAATTTTATTCCTATCGAATGGGATAAGGTAGTGCTCTGGTCCGAGAAGGGAGGCCTCAAGGCTAATGCCGGCACTCACTACGACTATACAGGCCGCCCCGCGCGCTCCATTCGTTATTTTGTAAACCACTGGGACGTGTGCTTGAATTCATCCGCCTGCCAAAAGGTTTTAGATAACCGGGGAATTTCAGTGCACTTTCTTATTGATAATGATGGCACCATTTACCAGACGATTGATATGCAGCATGGCTGCTGGCACGCTGGCAGCGAACGGGCTAATCGTGCATCGGTAGGGGTGGAGATTTCCAATGCTTATTATCCCAAGTATCAAGAATGGTATATACGCAATGGCCATGGCGAACGGCCCCTGATGACAAACATCCGGTGTCACGGAGAAGACCTTGATGACTTTTTGGGTTTCTACCCAGTTCAACTCCGCGCCCTCAAACAGTTATGGAAAGCGATCCACACTGGCCTAGGCCTACCCTATCAGGCGCCCCTGAATCAATTTGGCAATACTGATACTCATTACGCTCAAGAAGTTAAGTACGGAGATTTTAAAGGGTTTGTAAGTCATTATCACGTTTCCAAAAATAAGATTGATTGTGCGGGTTTAGATATCAAATCCCTGCTCGAAGAAGTAGAAGAAGAGGAAGAGAGTGGCTACAGTCAGGCTAGCGACGTCTGCGAAGATGATTCATGAATATGAAGAAATAGTAATCGGGAGCAATTTAACTGCAGTTTTATATGCGTTCACTAATAAATTGCCCATTTTCTACACCCGACCCCAACGGCCTTTTCGCTTTGACTACTGTGATAGTGAACTGGATCTTTCCCCCTTGCACTTAGAGAGCGAGGCTCGCGAGCTTATCACTCACAAGGGAAATATTAAGGTTGGAGCCTCTGAGGCCCTCATCTGGGATCGCCTCATGTTTTTAATAGCCCTTTCTGGCCGGGCCCCCTTGAGTAATCTGTGTGAGAGCATACGCCACAATGGGGAGAATCTGATTTGTGCGAACGAGTATTCGAAAATTGCGTCGGTTAAGTTTGAACAAGCTTATTATTTTGGAGACCTGAACTGTGTGGGACTGGTAGGAGAAAAAGCACTTGCGAACCCCCGTTACATGTGTTATGATTGGATAGCATTCAATCGCGGAGGCAAGCATGAAATCGATCTCATTGAAACGCCAGATAATTTTGCTAAGCAAATGTGGTTTTACCCTACAGATCGCGTTGATGGCAACTCTCCTGTCAAGGATGCTTGCGTAGTCTCTACGCTCACCAAAGAACAGCTATTGGATTTTGATTATTCTCAAACCATGGCGAGATTTAAGATGATAGCAGAGATGCGCGATAGAGGAATGAGAGGACCGTTTAATGGCTATTCACCCACAGGTAATCCGAAATATTATAATTTTAGAACTGCTATCATCGGCCGCGAGACAAGCAAGAAACCGACACACCCACGTCCCACCCTCGCATCGGTCGAGATTCCGCAAGTTACGCACGAGGATTTGCTTCAAGATTTGCCGGCAGCTTGCGTGGGATACCATCGACTTCTAGAGAGATTATGAGTAATGGTAGACATCTTCATGTAGCCGGGATCATCCCCTTAGCCAACTTGAGCACCGAGTTAGGATTGCCGGTGTCCGATTGTCTGCTACCCGTGGATCCTGGCTTTACTGCCATCCAAAAAGCTGTCTTTGAGTGTGCGATGGCAGGATGTCAAACCATATGGATTGTGGCTAATGATGACCTTGCGCCCATCGTCAAAAAAGTAGTGGGTGAATGGACATACGATCCTGTTCACTATTGTCGCCAACATGAAATGTATCCCAGTGAAAATCGCAAAGAGATTCCAATCTATTATGTCCCTGTTCACCCGAAAGATCGCGACCGCCGGGATTCCTACGGATGGTCAGTGCTTTATGGAATCAACTCCGCATGGCGCGTAGCCAATATTATTTCCCATTGGATGGTGCCCCAGAAGTATTTTGTGGCCTTTCCCATGAGCGCCTATAACGTATATGCCCTAAAAAATTTGCGGCCCAAAATTTCAGATTTTGAAAATAACTTTTTTTTGATGCACGAGGGCAAAACTATAAAGGATAATAAGCCTTTAGCGTTTACGATGTTGGGAGAGGACTTTATTCAATGCCGTCGCCATGTTAATAAAATTACAACTCGGGAATATATAAATCCTGAGCCTCACGAAAAGTACCCCACTCAAAAGCTGCCCTTGGCAGAACGCTGGTCTGCCCGGAACTTTGATTTAGCCACAGTCTTCGAGAAGGTGTCTGAAAAAAATGCCCATAAAGAAACAATTGACTGGCATTATGATATCGCACAGTGGGAGGAATATCAAGCTTTTATGGGTTCAGAAAACTTCATACAAAAGCCGACAAATAGCTTGACAAAGGCGCACACACATGTTAAATTACCATATAGAGAGGGAGAAATAGATGACGATTAAATTCGTAGGGCTTCACGCCCACAGTGTGGCAGGATCTATCTTTGATGCAATCGGGTACCCCGATGCTCATATGGACTTTGCTTTTGAGAACGGGAGCGATGCGTTAGCGCTCACGGACCATGGAAACATGAACGGACTAGCGGGGCAGGTTCTGCATGCCAAGAAGATGCAGGCAGAGGGGAAAGACTTTAAACCGATTTTCGGCGTCGAGGCTTACTTCATTCCGTCTATTGAAGAATGGCGAGAAGAATATGAAGCAGCCATGGCCGACAAGAAGCGCGCGCGCTCCGCTAAAGCTGCAGCAGCGTCAGGCGCAACTGTAGAAGATGAAAATGACAGCAAGAAGGTGCAAGGGCTCTTGCGGCGCCGGCGGCACCTTATTCTGCTAGCGCAGAACCAAACAGGGCTTA